CCGCCGCCACCGCCGCCTTGGTCTTTTTGATTATCGCCACTAGGCCGACTAGGTTTAGGAGCCGGTTGATTAATCCCTGCAGCCTCTTCATAAGAATCTTGTGTTTTCTTAGTTTCTTTTTGCACAGTATCTCTGTCAAATCCCCCATACTCACGACGACCAGAGGGACGGTCATCGCTTTGTGCTGAGGCTTTTGTCATGCCGGTGCCTTTAACTATATCTGATATTCCTGTTGTAACATCAGAACTCATACCCTTTCCTTGAGCCTCTAAGTTTTTAGCAATTTGTGCAGCCTTAGACAGACCAGTGTCAGAACTTATACCTTTTCCTTGAGCCTCTAAGTCTTTAGCAATTTGTGCAGCCTTAGACAGAGCAGAGTCAGTCTGTTGATTTTGTCTTCGTACAGCATCAGAAAGTCTAGGGTCAACTTGCCCTATTGAATACCCTACACCACTTTCTTTATATCCCTTTTCATCATTGTAACGTTCAATGACGGTTTTATTTGCTGCAGGGGTGCCTAACAAACTACCCTTAGTACCATCTTGGAAAGTAACCTGAACAACTGTTCCTTGTGCTGTTTCAATCTGATTAGAATCATTAATAACGCCAACCCCCGCATTAGTTGACACAATGTCTCCTGCATTATTGCCAATTTTACCAGAGATGTTCTTAGGCGCGGGGCGCGAACCATCAAAGCCCAACATTTTCTCAGTAATTTGTATAGGCTGATACTCAACATCTGCATCGGGGCTGGTAATATCGTAGCCCTTTGTGTTAGATATTGCAATATCCAATGTAGATGCAAGTCCTTGCTCTCCAAGTGCTGTAGGTTTATTGTACTCTCCAACACCTGTAGCTACTGGTACGCTAGTCACGGCAATAGATGCTTGCGCTTGTTTATACGCATCTGTAGCTGACAGTCCTCCTGCTATCAATTGGTTGGCAAGGTCAGCAACTTGTTCTTGTGTTTGACTACTTGTGTCTACCCTAGAAGGTAATGAAGTAGGGCCAGATGGCGCATCTCCAAAACCAAATGCGGTTTTTATTGAGTTTCCAAAAAATTCTCCAGATGGTGTGCCAGAAAATACAGACATTTTTTTACCGCTAACGGGGTTAAAACCCTGTGATACGTTTCCGCCACCAGAGGCGGGAATGTCTGCCCTACCATAGACAGCGCCAGAACCGGGAGCCGTCTTACCATAAGCAACTTCTTTTTCTTCACCGCCAAATCCCAATGCTCCTGGAATTCCCATAATACCTGTAGCAAGTGTGCCTAAAACAGAACCAAGGTTACCACCTTGTGCAGGTTTGTAGCCTAGTGCCCCAGATGCACCAGCTAGATTGGATTGAGGACCGCCACCATCATCAGACTTAGGTTGAGAAGGAGGAGGTATAACTGGGTCTGCAACAGGCGCGGGGTCAGGTTCAGGAATTTTTTCGCATTTCTGCGTTACATAGTTGTATTGATATCCCTCTTGACACTCTTCTGGTCCTTTAGCATCGTAGTCTTGTTTAGGTGCAAAGATACTGGTAAGGTCTGTAGTTGGTGTGTAAGGCTTGCCATCATCTGTAATTGTCAACGGCGTAGTATCTGCTTGTCTCATCATGCCGCGCTGTTGCCCCGGTGTCGTAACAAATCTAGAAGATGCAGCTTCCGGAACCGTAAAAATTGGGTCTATTAATTGGACTTCTTCATTGGGGTTGCTGGGTAAACGACCTGGTAGTCCTGAACCCATGAGCGTGGTACCCGCTTGTGCCTTAACCAGTCCGCCGTCATCGTCAATCGGGTCAGCCTTTTCTTTGCCGCCACTTACATACTCAATCTGGCCGCTATCCTCCATCTCTTGGATGCCCATAAGAGCCTCACGACGCATACCTTCGTATGCACCAAGGCCGTGGTAGCGAACTACGTTGGCAGGAACAACAAGCTCGCCTTCACTGAGCAGAACAAGCTGGTCATCGGCTACTTCTTCTTTAGTAGCACCGGGAGGAGGGTTACCTTCAGCGGCTTCTTCATAGGAAGGGGCACCGAGGCCAATCATAACAGCGAGTCCTTTGTTATCTCCATCTTCAGGCATACCGCCTTTTGCCATCATTGGGACTTCTTGAGGTGGGGCGGCAGGAGTGGCCATAGGGGGCTGCATCATAGGATTCATAGCGGGTGCTTGCGCTGGCATAGGGGGCTGCATAAGTGCAGGAGCACCTTGGTCTGTAATAAGTTGTGGAGCCGCGGAAGGTGGGGGAGTTTGTTTGGCTTGCATTTTTGCAGATACTTCTTTTACTGCTTCATCCCTTGGGTCTACTGAACCGGGTCGCGGGGCTGGGCCTTTTGGTGCGGCGAGTCCTTGAATCATAGCTGCGGGGTTAGCCGCCTTTGGTCCGCCACCTTGTGGTGCGGATGTCGCTTCCTGCATTGGAAGCGGTGCCTTGCCTTGTTGTGCCATCATTATTCCCCCCTCGGCTTTGCCGTGTGTGAGCACCATTTCTTTACTACGTTGTACCGCAGCTTTAATTGCGTCTTCTTGAGTATCATGCATACTTGTGGGTTTAATATTTCCCCTCTTAAGCATATCCATTAATTCATCTTCGTTGTATCTATATCCATCATGAATACTTGGAACATTAATAAATTTACCAGCAATGGGTAGGGTTGCTGATTTTTCAGAAACTCTTTCACCTTCTGGTGTTTCGTACTCGGGCCTACCATATTGGGTAACCCTTCCTGTAGGTGTTCCTACCTTTTCTCTTTCTTCCATCACTCTGCTTTGGCCTGTGCTTCTTCGCGTAGTGTGTTAATTCTGCGCAACTCGTGGATAGCGCCCTGCGCCATAAACATAGTCTTTGTGTCTTCTGCCTGTTCCATAAGCTTATACATTTCGTGTGTGCGATATTCTACATACGCATCAAGTGCATCTACATTGCGCTTTACGTTGACCAGTGGTAACAGTTTCTTAGCGATTTCTTTTATCATTTAAGCCCTCCCATAATACTGGAAAGTTGGGCACCGATATCACCGCCGCCTTCTGGTTGTGGTTGTTGTTCGCCGGCAGCACTAAAGCCTTGTTCGCCCGGAACAGCTGCCCCACCAATACCGATGTTACCGCCACCGCCACCAGACATATCCATAGGATTGAGACCCTGAGCACCCTCTTCTGGGCCTGAGCCTCCAGCCGCTCTAATAATTTCTGCTTGGCGGAAGGCTTCTCTTTCATCGTTGATTAGCTTCTCCGCATCCAAGTCCATAGCCTGTGCCAATTCCCGTAGCACAACAGGGAACTTAACAAATGATGCAACGTTAGGATTACCGGCAATCTGCAGTAGCTGTAGAAGGCGCTGACTCCGTACCTCGTTTTTCATTAGGCTTTCTGTGCCACGCGCTTTAACTTCAAGGTCACCGCGAGCAGATGGGTCAAAGTCAAACTGCATATTGAAAGCATAGAACGCCTCGCCTAATGGCTGTAGTAGGTAGTCGTCAATATTCTTTACGACACCTTTAACGCTAATTTGCGCCGCGCCCATTAACATAGAGATACCTGCCGCTGTTCGGCCTGTACCCTGCACACCCGTTTGTCCATGAGAATACGATGGGATGCCGGTAGCATCATCAGCAAGCTGTCGTGCCTTATCAAACATCATCATGTTTTCTGATGATACGTTGGGGTACTTAGTGCCAAATAGGGCTTGCCCCGGTGCGCCCCCTTGACGACGAAATACCTTTCCGGGATACAACTCTAAGTCTTGACCCGGAACAAGATTAGTTTCATCAATCTCAAAAATAAGATTACCGGACAGCACAGCGTTATCAACAGCCATACGCATGAAGCCGTTCATAAGCTGTTGGGTATCTGTCATGTTTTCTGCAAGTCCCACGCCAAAGAATGAGTATGGGTTTAGTTCGTATGGCGCAGCAAAATAAGGGATGCGCTTAGGCGTGAATGGATTGATAACCAGTCGCAGAAGCTGGTCATGACATACCCAGCAGTTTACTTGCAAAGTATCTAAATCATCAAGCTCTTTGGGAATATCCAATCCTGCATCCTCTGCAGAATCTTTGTCGATGTTGCCCCAGAATTCTAAAATTTCAAAACGGTCAACGTCGTATGTATTACGGTAATCTTCTAGGTCGGTCTCCCACCATTTACGTGTGTAATTGGTGCCCATATTGATTGCATCGTTGATTGCGTCAGCACGAAAGTAAGGACGCTTCTTAAGGTTGCGTAATTCAGAATGGCTGAGGCGATGGCGTTGAATAACATACTCGCACTCGTCCATGTTCTTAGCATCGGAATCTGGGTACATGTTCCAAATGGATACATTCTCTACCTTTGGAACAGTTTTAAGGATGGGGTTATAATTGCCCTCTTCATCCCAATTTGGATACTCTTTGTCAAAAGCAAACGGCCCTTTTAGAATACCTGTGCCAAATAGCGCCATTTCAAAGGCTGTGTGACGTAGATGCTTGGATGCGCTAGACTCCTCAAGCTGGTCAAGAATTTTCTTTTCCATGCGAGTAGCGGCATCTTCGGCAGGATGATATGTTTGAGAGGTGGCAGTTTTGCCGTAGCCGGGACGAATATCGTCTTGTATTTCTCCTAATGCATCTGTATGTACACCAAGATTTAAATCTTCTAGCGTTTGATTCGTAGCACCTGGAGGAAGCTCTGCACCATCTCCCGCAAAACCGTACTTATCTTCCAACGCTTCCATAGCGTTCGTATTATCTTTAGGGTCAAAATGGACAACATCCTCTACCCCCTCTGGAACACGGGTAGACTCCACTCCTAGTGGGAATCGCTGACCCGCAAACAGGACATCAATAATCTGCCCATATGCTGCAAGAACTTTAGTCTTGGTAATTTTTATAAAAACTTTAGATTTTTCAGTTGATGTGAACTGTGTCTCAGGGTTGTAGAGTCCTCTGTATTGTCGGTAGGAGTCGAGCCAACGCTCTTCTTCTTCCTGTCGGCTGGATTCGACATGCTCAAACTTTGTGCGTACGTAGTCCGCCAGTTGTTCAGAGCCAGACTTAGGTTCAAATACCAGTGCTTCAATGTGTTCTTCATCAGCCATCTTTAATATCCAAAGGTTGTATCAGCGGGGCGCCATTTATGTGTAGGTATTCCACTAGGGAAATCAAAAATAGAACGCGACTGAGGGCGTGTCATGATACCGTATCTAAGGGCGTCATATAGGTGGTCTTCTGCTTTAGTATTTACATCCTCTGGATTTGTTTTATCCATCGGAAGAGTCGGCAATTGGGCAATCAAGTTAGTGCAGGTACTCATTATTTCTATTCCTGAACGCCCAGTATCTTCATCAATCTGTAACCGTCTGTGCAATTCGTTCTTACCTGCTACGCGGCTACCGCGACTTCTGTCTGAAGGTCGCCACCTGCACCCCTCGACAATCATTTGCTCTGCAAGGGATGGACCGGTGTCACCGCGCTTGTGCCACAGTGAGGAGTCAAGCACCCCGTAGTGTATGGCTTCACCCTCTTCTGCTTCCAGCACCATATGTGCTAATTCTTTGGCAGGGACTTTACTTACGTAAAGCTCCCGATAAACAAGCAGTGTTTCATCCGATGGGTCTACAGCAAACCACAGAACACCGGAAGCAGAGGAGTAACCGTAGTCGCAAGCCCTAAACTTGCGCCATGAATTTGGAATCGCATAAGGCTCAATAACATGGTATCTCCTATCAAATTCAGAAAAGGCCGCACCTTCAGCAATGTCCCAAGAACCTTCTAATAATTGCTTACGTTGTACCTCGGGCAGTGAGAGCAGCATTGCCTCATAGTCACCTGCGTTGTAAAGGTACGGGTTATCAAGCAATTTAGCTGGCACAAAACGGCGCTTAAATAGTGGAGTACCTGCTTTACTGTGCCGACTTGGGTAGATGAGGGTTTCGCCTGTAGTGATGTCTGTTGCCCAGAAAGGCTTGCCCGGTGTAGACGGGTCAATGAACATCTTCTTGACCCATGCATGTCCAGGGCCACCTGGGTTCGTTGTTGCCCGCATAAAGACTGGTAGCGACGGGTCTGCTGTTCTAAGGCGCGAACGTAAATAATCCCAAGCATAAGGTGTCGAATACTGTGTTAATTCATCTATACCAATATATGTAAATGCCTGACCCTGATAACGCAAAACGTCTTTGTCTTGCTCAAGGTATGTCATCCATATTCTGGCACCGGAGGGAAAAGTCCACTGACTCTTCTTCTCCATCCATTTAGCGCCTGGATAAGCGTTAGGGTACATTTCCTGACTTTTATGTATCAGTTCGCGCAGTTCATCGTTTGTACGACGCAGAATTAGCGCGTTAAAATTCTTATTGTTACAGTAGCGAAGCGGGTCAATAATAAGCGCGTAGGATTTTCCTCCACCGGCTGCACCGCCATATAATACTTCGCGTTCTGAGGAAGCTAGAAATTCCGTCTGTGGGCCAGGATTCGGCTCAAACAGAATCTTATCAGGCTCTTCTTCTTGCGGAGAATAGCTGGAGCCAACAAACTCCATCTCAGGCTCTTGGTTTTCTTGCTCCTCTAGCTTCTTAAGCTTCTTCTGCGCCATGTTCATCTGTACACGTGCAGACCGTTTTTGCCGAGCTAGTTTAGCCTTTTCTTTTTCTTCTTTAGTTTTCGGTGCTAATGTTGCCTTGGTCTTGGGCCTTGGCGGCACGGCGTTTTTGTTCAACATGTTTCCGTCTGTCAGATTTGTCAGTCTTTATACGTTTCCACAATCCCATAGGCGTTATACGGCGCCCTGTGTACTCCGTGAGCCATCTAGCAACTTCGGGGTAGGAAGATACCTTTAGGTACTCTACACCCTGCTGTAGGGCTTCTAACTGCTCTTCTATGGGCTCGAAAAGCTGAGGGTCGTGTTCTGCCCTCTTGTACCCCCATGGTACAGTTGGCCCTTTGGCCCTGTCGTATCGGTCAGTCGGATTCAGTTTCTGTGCTATCGTCATCATTCTTTGCAGGTAAAATAAACACACCTATTGGCTTTTCAGAGGATACGTTTAGTTTCTCAACCTTGGACAATCCAACTCTATCTAATATCTGTTGAGAAGCGGCTAATCTTTCTCTATTGCCAATAGCTGTAGGGTCGTCTATAACGCCCACCATAGAAAGGACAGCTTTGGGTGCATTAGCGGCCATTTCCATTTCAGAGCGTTCAATAATCTCTGAACGCAAGGATTGGATTATAGCATACGGATTTGTATTTGTCGAGTATCCAGCAACACGCATAGCCTTAGAGTAATTGCCTTTTGCTTCGCCAAACAGCGCATCCAAAAAATTAGATTGTAATTCTGTAAGTTGTTTAGGCACGAGCGTTTCTCTTTCTTCCTGATTTGGTACGTGCAAAAGAACGATTGGCACTACGGGCTTTTACAGATAGCTTCTTATTATTCATGGGGTTTCCCGTAGTGTGGTGCACATCCCTGCCGTCACCCTTGGTGACCTTACCTCTTTTAGCCATTATGGCTCTTGCAGCATTACGCGAAGCACGACGTTTAATCTGTTTCGGTTTGCTGTGATAATTAGCATATTCCTTTTTATAATTACGTTTACGTGTCATGCTTTTGACTTTTTCCGTTTGGCCTTTTGTTTCCGTCCAGAGGGTGAAACTGACCACCGAATAGAGGTAGGCTTTCCTCCGGTGTTTCCTGCTTTTCGTTTCTTACGGACGGCTGAAGCCTTCTGTCCTTTGGACATCCTGTCAGCCACCGCCTTCGGGCGACACGCTGGATATTTTCTCTTTGATTTGCTAGTCGATTTACGCCCACACTTTTTCCCCGTAGAAACATCGCGCCAATCTTCTTTGAACCATTTACGTAATCCTCCCTGATATGCCATTACTTTCTTGACTTCTCTATAGCTTTAAATGTATCGCGTAAGCTAGGTGGTTTTTCATTCTTTGGGTCGTACTTACACTGTATTTCTTTTGGAAAGTATTCATGTAGGTTTATCCAAACGCTATCTACTGTATTGTTAGCACCGTGATATATACACAGCCTCTCCCCATCTATAGTCTGGCATCCTTGTAGTCTACATACTACATATTCAGGAGTTGCATTAGCTAATGTGCTTTTAAGAAATGCTATAAATCCATACAGTATCCCTGAAGCAAGCAGCACCATTAGTATCCATGCCACAATTTCAACAAACTTACGCCTACGTTGCCGTTGCTTATATAGTGTCTCTTGTCTCTGTTTACGAATAGACCCTTCCATTTTGACTAGCTCATCCCACTTGGACCTTCCAAGCGTCAAGCCAATCCACTGTTGTAATTCGTAGCGTTGCTGTTGGGCTTTTTGTTTAGCAGCAAATGTTTCTATTGCTTCTTGTTCTACAGACTTACCAGCAAATAGCTTCTTAAATATAGGCGGGTTCTTAGCTTCTTTCTCCAGCATGTCCAAGTCGGACATAGCGCCCATCCAACGAGACAAGTCAGACGCCATCGACTCAATGTCACGACCTACTTGAAATCCTTTTTTAATAGCGCCGAATGCAGCAGACGCTGTTGCCATCGCGCTAATTGGGTCCATCTATGCTGCTTCCTTTAGGGGGCTATCGGCTTCTACTCCCATCCACTTGCTCCACTCACCGTAATAGTGTCGCATTCCTACTTCATCATGAATGGTGCCATTCTCATGTCTGCCATGTAGAATGTTACGTGGTTCAGTTCCTGGTCTCATGGTTGTGCCTTGTCCTGCCACTCCAATTAAATCTTCGTGTAGGTTGCGGCCAAACGGACCCCATATAGAGTTGTGATGCTCAATACGGGTGTTGCGCTCTTCCTTCGTATCGTTCTTCAATCCATAGCCACGGAACTCAATTAACACCTTATCAGGCCCAAGTGGAGTTACGCTGTCACTACGGTAGGCGCTACCTCGCAAATTAAAGTTGTAGCCAGGAAACAAATCCACCATGTACCACTGATTTGGTGGGAGGTTGGGGAAGGACAATTCGCCCCTGTCGTCAAACCCATCGTATTCTTCGTAATTAACCGTAAAGCTACTTACGTTTACATGCCCGTTATCAAACGGGATGTTTTTGCGAGCAAAGTATTCGTCGTTGAAACCAGATACACGGTTAAAATAGTGCATGAAGTCGTGGTAAAACTCACTATTGGTGTCGTGCCACAACTTGTAGTTTGTGCCTATGATGGCTTTGTGGTAGTGAAATACTTCTAGTTCTTCCGTATCAATAGCATCAGCAATGCAATCAAACGCCCCACAGGTCCACTCCTCTACACTCATGTCAGGATTTGGGTTTAAGGTAATCCAAACCATGCCCCCATGTTTTACTTCACAGTGCAACTGTGGTTCAGATGTTGCTAGCGGAGCAGAAAACGTACCAGAGGGGCTAAATACATCATAATTACGATAGGCTCTAATCTCTGTTCCTGTATTGTAAGCAAGAACATTGTTTCCTGCTATTTGACAAGTTCTAAAATTTCCAGCCTCGGGAAGTTCACTTTTATGAAACGCAGGAACCCAGACCTTTGAGAAAATATTTTCTAGTTCTTCCTCAAACAAACTCTGGTCAGAGTATATAAGGGAATTTACATATTCTACGTTAGGCTCTTTAGTCCAGTTCGTATGATTACGTGGGGGCATTAATACACCTTTACGTTGCCTTCGGTTATAAATTTAGGTACGCAATAAGCAGTTATAAGATTACCCTGCTTATGTAGTGTTTGGGCGTACCAGACGCATTCTTTTAAGTCTTTAAAGTGCATATCGTTGCTAACCAGTTTCTTGTCGTCTCCTACACCTACAAATACGAATAGGAGAAAAACATGTACCATAGTCAGCCACTCTTATATTACTTCCAACTACCACCCATAGCTTTATAGCGCTTTGAAGCGAAAGCATTTGCGTACGCCGAGGGGTACACCTTAAATTTACGTTTGGCCTCCGCCTTAGCTTTTGACCAAAGCGCTGGTTTTGTTGGGACGGGTTTTTTTGATTTAGTTTTTTTCTTAGCCATTAGATTCGATTCGGGTCATAGAATTCTTCCGCAGCAATAACTACAGTAAGTGTATCTGCAGTTCCCGCCGCTACAATAAGTTTATCTTCCGCATGAAGATAAAGGGGCTTATCTATCGTAAAAATAGACTCGGACCCTTTAGCCGTAATCACGTGACTACTAAACAGTGTGTGTGTTGTATTCGCTTCTTTTTCGTAGTATTTAAGCGTGTAGTTTCTGTTACTGCTGTCACTGTTAGTAAGCATAAAATGCTCAACATGCGACGAGAAATTCTTAGGCACAACATAACAATCAGTATCGCTGGTTCCAGTCAACGCTGTTGCATGTGTTACAAATTTCGAACCGCCGCTAAGTACGGGCATTATTTCTTCTTATTCATCCCGCCGCGCATACGCTTAGATGCCATCTTCATAGCGCCGCCGCCACGCATTTTCTTAGTAGCCATTCCACCGCGCATTTTCTTAGCGGCCATTTTAGTTTTGCCCATACGAGCTTTGGTTGGTTTCTTCATTACCATGTCTAAGATTCCTTCTTATGAGAACTAGGCTCTCAAATACATCGTCTGGAAAATGTTTGTAATATCCTGATTTTTCCAAACTAACCGCAGCATCGTCAAGAAGAGATAGCCGCTGAACGAATACCATACAGTATTCTAAATCGTCTTGTTCATCCTCAATGAGGAAGTCTAGCCCCGCATCGGTGGCATCATAGTCTGGATGAAACACCATAAGGTGCATATCCATCTTTGCAATAGATAATGCCTCATTCATTCCATCACACCACCCGTCAATATATTCAATGTCGGGTAGTTCTTCATTTGCCCATACGACAATATCGTAATCGTGCTGGTCAAATTCTTTTACTGCATCCGCCAAACCCTCTAGGCCGGTATTGATGCTGAAGCTTACTTTGTTCTCTGCCCAAGCTTTCTGTGCATATGGACAAGGAGGTAGGCCATTTAACTTTATATTGGGCACCTCAAGAAAATCGTTGGACCATCTACGAATAGATGCTTCTATAGGGTGCATTACTTCTTCATATTCTTTTCAATGGCGGCTTGGCGAACTTTCTCGTAGCCAGACATTTTGCCGTCCTTGTCCAAATCACCTAGCATCGCCCCTGCCTGTAGCCGTGGGACATTGGTGGGGAGGTCCATGATATGTTTAGTGCCGCCCTTCTTTTTGCCAAGGTCTTTTCTAGCAATGCCTTTGTTTTTGTATTCTTCAAATGACATGGTATCGTCCCTACCCTTATCATAAAAGTTTATACGCATCTGCTGCTCAAGGTCAATTTCTTTTGGTTTTACTTCTTTAGACTTGGCCATTATTTGCCCCTTTTAGTTTTAGAGTTGGTGGGCAACTCCATGATATGCTTCTTACCCATACGAGTGCCGCCGGCACTTTCCATAGTAATCTTAGCCATATCCTTTTTGGACATGCCTTTGTACACTGGCCCTTCTGCATCTTTCTTAACAGCCATATCTACATTTTTGCCGTCTTGGGATACGCGACGAGTAGCTGGTTTGGTTTTATCACCAAGAATGTATTTTTCTACAAATGTTTGCTTACGAAGGGGGACATTAATTTTTTGTCCTGAAGAAATTTTGTTAAGATTTGTAATTTGAGGATTTTCTTTTTCCAAGGATTTAAGGGTAACACCCAAAGCATCTGCAATGCCGCTAAGTGTATTGCTACCTTCACCAAACTTACCAGCAGATACTTTAAAACTGGCATCTTCAGATGTTGATTTGAGACGTTTTTCATACGGAGTAAGGGGATTGTCTTTAGTTCCCTCTGTTCTTTTCTTCAGTGAGCCGCGGAACGGACTTTTAGCCATTTAAAATTCTCCCGATTTCATAGCTTCAGATAGCTTAGTAGCACGACCCTTTACCTGCTTTGCCCAACGGCTATCCAACATTTCTACGGCTGCTGTATCAAAGTCACCTTTGTGCACTGCTGCCCACATATTCTTAAACTTATTAAGACGCGGCACGCCCATATTAAACGCCATATCCATCAGGATTAACTGCCGTACTGCATCTAGGTCTTCGACGCACCGGTGCGCCCTACATAGTTCTTCTTCAACAATCTTGATATCGTTCTCGGCAAGATACATAGCATCTGCTTCAGTGATGCCCATTGTATGGACAACAGCCATATTAGGGATATCCATCCACTCCAGTTCTGCTGGTGTGATACCGCGGTCCTTTAAGTTCCTGCCTATACCGATGGTGTCAATGCCGAGGGAATCTTGATACACCTCAAGGCGCAAGCCTTCGTGCTTAATTAGCTTTTCAATGAAGTCCTGTTTGCTATATTTCATTTATGTCTCTTTTTGTCTATGTACCATCTTGCACAGTTAACTACGGTGTTTGTTGTTATCATGGCCACCAACCACATTTCCCACCATTCCATTAGGCTTTCTCATGTCCCATCCATACCGCAAATGCACCTGTCATTGCCCCCGTGACTACACTTACCAGCGCTGCTTGTTGACTTGTCGGGTCCGGTAGTGACATGAACCACTCCACTACCCGCCAAGCCGATAGCGACATCCCAATCATCATCAGACGGGGCAGTATCTTCCACCGTAGGAATCTTTCCATCGTTACTTCTGCCACGGTTTATCCTCGCCTGTTCTTCTGTAGTCCGTTCGTGTAAACCCCATTTTGACATCATTTCTTACCGAAAAACTTTGTCGCACTTCGGACCCCAAAGCTTGCAGCAACAATAACGCCCAAGCTGTACTGGTACCATTCAGGCATTTGCTCCAGTTGTTGAAATCCATTTGCTACTACTTCTTCCATTCCGGGCACGAATGCCATAATCAAAGGGATGCTAAACAGGATTGTTAGCCACTCATCTTTCCACGAAGATTGGCTACCTTTAGCCATCTCCAAGTCCCAATCAATCTCACCGGTAGCTTTCTTCTGCATCACTACAGCTTCAGCTTGTGCTTTCGCTACCTTAGTGGCAGACTGCGCTTTCTTCTCTTCAACCTTGCCTGACATCCATGTGCCGGCAAGTTCTGCTATAGGTCCGATTAGCAAGTTTAACACTTCCATCTCCTACGTGCTTGGCGTAAACGGCTATTAGGATTCTTAGCCGCTTTAGGGAATTTCTTCATCTGTCCCGCAGAACGAGCACAGAATGACTTCCTACGCTTAGCCGACTTACTACCTGGTTTTACTTTACCGGTTACGGCTGTCTTCAGCTTACTACCGGGATTGGCACGTCGGTATGCCTTAACCCCAGCCTCAGTCATACCCGCACCGGACTTAGTGGAACGGAAATTCTTTTTATTGCGTGGCGGCATCTTGCTTGGTTTACGCGCCATTAAGTGCCCACACCCGATTTAACACATTTCCAACCTTGGGGTATGTGGTACGGAATCCCTTCTATGATATCTTTCGTCATTTCCGTTGTACGTAGCTCACACTCTTGATGAGTCTGATATGGACCACGAGTATCTTCTACAGGAAAGCACTGCCCTGTTTGATACATCACACAAACTAATACCCAAGCCTCAAACATAATAATCCCTCAAAAAAGATGGACGGAATCCACGTTGTCAAAATCCCGTCCATAATGCCTTAGAGTGGCTGTAGCGAACCCCGCAGGAATAAGTACAGCATCAGGTCTTAAGTACCGGGTTTCCCCGTTGCATACTGTAAATGTCCCTCAGCAACCAACGCTTTTTCAACATCCTCAACACTGAAGTCTTCACCAGTACGTTCTTTAAGGGCAGCACGTATGTAATACACATGGTGACTAGGCACATGCGCCCTATAGTGTCCATACCGCTCATATTCTGCAGATATCTGCTCTAACAATGAGCCGTATTTTCGTTTTTTAGCCATTCTATATATATTGTACCACAAATGAACTAAGTTGTGAAGGTTTATCTTGACATCCTTAACGTTACCAGTACCCTCTTCATCACTTAGTTCCCAGAAATCTTCTGGTAATGGAATATATTAGGAATATTTACTAATTAAACAGTTTTACATAGAATATTAGTGCTTAGATGCATTTTAGGGGTTGACAGAGGGGTCAAAATCAACTATAAATTACTTGTTTTTCTTTTTTCCCTTTTTTTCTTTTTCAGTAACACCATAGGTAAGTAGCCGAGATAGAGAAAATGAATAAAAACACTGTAAATTTCTACATGAGAAATAGAAATAAAAGAAAGAAGTACAAATCTCCTGTAATTCTATGGGGAAGTGTGTGGAAAAAGAAAGATGATAAACAAAATAAAGCAAATAATAAAAATAAATCCAATAGCCAAAGAGTTATGGAAGAATAAATACTCCGTAATACCGAATAAAAAGAAAGTTATTCCAAGAAAACAAAAATACAAGGGTTAGTTTAAAGAAAAAACCCTAGAAATTATACAACAAATTGCATTTTTACGGCTGGTATAGGGCTTAAATCCTTGCCAGCCTTTATTTTTGCCTAAATGCTGCCGGCGGCGGCTCCGTATGCAAGTTGGCGCGGTCTGGTATATAGATTCATTTCCCTAATTTTGTGTCGGACTTGTGTACATGTAACTGGTACAGGGGGCGTGGCCCATGCGTACCCGTTGCAGTCACACACACAAGCCGTTGTTTTTATTGGGTTTTTCGCATATTGTAATA